AAAAATACCAAGTAAGCGCTGCAACTATGCTTTTTTGAGAACTAAATTCTCTAGTGATACTTTTGTTCTTTCTATTCTTGATATTTATGAACAAGAATATTCTGTGAGAGAATTATTTACATTGGCTAAGCTTGAATTAGAAGATCCGGGTACTTGTATTATATGTAAAACTAATAAAAGAATGTTTATTTTTGGAGAAAAAGGTATATCTAATTATTGCTCTAAGGGATGTTCATCTAAAGATACAGATAGAATTAAACGCGCAGTAATAACTAGAGATTCAAATAAAGAATTAGTTGAATCTAGAAAACAATCAAGAAAACAATCTATGCTTAAAAAGTATGGAGTGGAATATAATTCACAGAGAAGCGATATTAAACATATATGGACTAAATCAAGATTATCTGAAAGAATAGAAAAATTAGTAATGAATCGGGATTGGCTATTCAATCAATATATTACTTTAGACAAAACATATATGGATATTTCTGCAGAATTTGATATAGACAAAGGTACTATTCAAAAATTTATTGCTATTCATGAAATTCCGGTGAAAAGGGGTTATTCGATTTCTTCTGGGCAGAAACAAGTAGCAGACTTTATAGAATCGCTAGGATTTAATATTGAACATAATGCTAGAATTTTTGATACAGATAAAAGAGAGATCGATATATTTGTTCCGAATAAAAATTTTGGTATTGAATATGATGGATTATATTATCATGGATCTGATAGAAAATTATCTGCAATTGAGAGAAAAATTCATCAGAAAAAAGTAGTTGATGCCTCAAATATTGGAAAATTTGTTATTAGAATAACAGAAGAAGAATGGAAAGAATTTCCAGAATTAATTAAATCTATTATTAAATCCAAACTTGGTGTTACAGATAGATTATATGCTAGACAATGTGAATTAAAAATGGTATCTACTAAAGATACCAAGAAGTTTCTATTAGAGACTCATCTTAGCGGATATTCTGTATCTAAAATTAATATTGGCTTGTATTATAAAGATGAATTAGTTTCTATTTGTACTTTTGGTAAGCCTCGATTTGAAAAAATTTATGAATGGGAAATTATTAGATTTGCATCTAAATTAAACACAACAGTTATCGGAGGATTTCGAAAAATATTATCACATTTTAGATCAAATTATTCTGGATCTATTGTTACATATGCAGACAGAAGAATATCTAATGGGAATGTATATATTAAGGCTGGGTTCGATTTTTTAAAATTGACAGATCCAGGTTATATTTGGACTAATGGATCAATTTCATATTCTAGATATAAGACTCAGAAATCAAAATTAAAAAAACTATTAAAAAAATATGACGAAACTCTAACAGAGGAAGAAAATATGTTTGCAAATCGATTTAAGATTTATTATGATTGTGGTAATCTTAAGTATATCTTGCACTAATAGAAAAAGGGTCCGAAGACCCTTTTGAGTTGTTACTAAGAAGCAATTACTTGCTACATAATTTTTATAACAAGTTAGTAACTGCCAGCTTGCGGTAATAGATGTTGCTATTAGCGCTGTTGCTGGTGAATGGGTTAGCCACCAAACCGTACCTGGTTCGGAAAGCAATTTTGGGCTGAAACGTGGTTGGATCAGTTGCACGATACATTTGCAGTGGAACGTATGGGCAGTAGAACATACCAGCGTCCATGCGGCTTGAACCTTTGTAACCAACCAACAGGAACTGGGAAGCAGTACCGTTAGCAGCAAATGGATCAACATACACTTTGTAACGACCGTTCAGAGTACCAGCGAAAGTGCTGTTAGCTTCGTCAACGTTCAGGTCTGTTTTCAGAGCAGGAGCGTAGTCAAGAACACCAGCCATTGCTAGAGCGGAAGCAACATCGGCGGAAGCGATGATGATGTTACCCTTACCACGACGGGTTTCTTGGTAAACACGGTTAGCTTCGCGTTCGATTTGGAACATCAGACCCTTGAACTTCTCAACAGACCAACGACCGTTAGAGTCAACGTCCAGGTCGAAAGTACCAGCAGTAGCAGTACCAACCTGAGCACCAACCTTAGCGGAGGTGTAAACTGTACGCATGATTTCACGGTTCAGTTCGTTCGTGATTTCCTGAGACAGGATGTTGCTCAGTTCGGCTTCAGCATCCAGACCGTGAACAGACTTCAGATCTTGAGCCAGTTCAACAGTGTATTCTGCTTTCAGAGCACGGGTTTGTGCAACCACGGAAGTCTTCTCGATGCTGAATGCCATCTGGTTGAATGCAGCACCAGGAGTACCGTTGGTAGAACCCAGAGTTTCTGCTTCAGCAGTGGTCATACCAGTACCGAATGTACCATCAACTGGCTCACCAGCGTGTGTACTCTTACCAGAGAAGTCAGTATCTGCTTCGTTGAACAGAGCTTCTGCACCACCTTGGCTGTTGTACTTGCTCTTCATTGCGAAGATCAGACCGGTAGGTTGGGTCATTGGCTGAACACCGCAGATGTCATAAGCGATCATTGCTGGAGCAGCACGGCGAACCAGGCTGATCAGGACAGGATCAAACTTAGCAACACCACCAGAGTCAGGCATAGCGCCAGCAGCGTTGGAGTGTGCATCTTCGTTCAGAGCTGCTCGCTCACGACCCATTTCGCGCTCTTGGTTTTCCAAGAGAACAGCAGTGTCAGCACGACGCTGCGAGTCACGAATTGCAGGCATATCTGCGTGCTCCAGAACTGGAGCCCATTTTTTAACTAGTTGTTGAACGTTTTGTTCCATTTAAAATACCTCTTTATGGTTAATGTTTGATCTATTAGATCTTAGTGCGAGACAGGGCCGAAACATAAGCAGCGATGGAAGGATCCATACGCGGTGCTGCAGTTTCTTCTTCAAGTACGATTGGTTCATCGGTTACGACGGACTCAATCAGTTGCTTCGATGTATCTTCTTTGTCGAAGAATGACTCACGGATAACCGCAAGTTTCTTGCCAAATACTTCTACATCATCATAAGATAGACCTTCAGCTAACTATACGAAACGCTCAACTTCTAGTTCGGACAGACCTTCTACGGCTTCCATAATTTGGTTTTGCTTAGCGATTTCTTTTAGTGTTTGCTTCAGTTCTACGTTTTCTGCAAGTAGCGCATCAGCTTTCTGTTCAAGTTCTTCATTTACAGCATTCAGTTCATCTAGAACTTCAATCTGTTCTTCTGGTACGTTGATCATGTGCTCTTCGAACAGACCTTTCATACCTACCATGAATGACTCAAATAGCTCCGATTTGATACCACGCTCAAGGGCAAGTTCATTATTTTCAATCCACTGCTCGACCATATAGTCGAGATATCCATCAACTCGTTCAACGAGACCCTCTGTAAACTCTTCTGACTCAGTGAGTGCAGCTTGAGTTTGTTCTGCCTTGAATTGTTCCATTGCCTGAGCATAGGACTCTTCCAAAGCGGAAACTTTTTGCGCAACTGCTGCTTCAAATAGAGCAGTTGCTTTGATTTTGAATTCTTCTGAAAGTTCTTCACCTTCGAAGATTGATTCGATGTTTAGATCTTCCATTTCAATTCCTTCTTTAAAATATCCTAGACGTTTACCGGCAGCATCTGTGCCAAGAGTTCTTTTTACCATTCTGTCACCAGCTGCATCTGCCTTACCTTTTAGATCTTTATACTTCTGTGTATTTGTAGAAGTTTTAATACCTTGTGTGGTAGCTTTGTCTGTGTACTTTTGCGCAGTATCTTGTGCTTTTGTTCTATCAGCTGATGCTTTTCTGTAATATGACTTCAAAGTTTTAGAACTTAGTTCATCCAATTCTTCTGACTCATCGCAATCTTTTTTATCTTCTTCATCATCTGATTCTTTATCGTCAGACTTACCGTCGAATTCAACTTCAGACTCATCGTCATCCATTTTTTCTTCGTCTTCTGTATCTTCTTTAGACTTTGCAGCAGATTTTGCTTCTACTAGTTGAGCTGCTTTTTGGCGCAATTCTTCTAGCAATGTGTTTTGTTCATCCATAGATAATTCCTATTGGTTTAATTTATTTATACAAATAATTGGCTTAATGCTACAGCATTGTTTGCTACAACTATTTACTATTCAAAAATCCATCAATTAAGGTCCAATTCGTTATCCACGAATTGCTTTGAAGAAGTCCTACATCAGTTGGAGCTTACGTTCCTCTGTTAGTTTGACTTTTCGAATTTCTTTTTGCATCTTCTCTACAATCTGCCCGTCATCAGTGATCAACCACTCTTGAGATTCATTTACTGCGTTGACAAAGCAATCAATCCCAGATGGGTCAATAACACTATCAATAGCGCAGATCAGATAATCTCCATCTACATATGTGGTTCCGGCTTTTTCAACAACGGAACCAAGCCCGCGAGTAGAAACACCCATCTGTACACCACCTTCAAGTAGCCCTCTTAGTACCATTCCTTGCGGAGTATCTAAAACCTTGGCTTTACCGTATACATCGTTTCCGTCCATCTTGAGTTCTGTAATCAAATGGCTGGCTAATTCTGGTTTTACCTGTGGTCTTGCATCTGGATGGCTGATTTCGCCGAGAGCCCGCTTTTTAGAAACGTGTTCATCCACATATTTCTGTACTGATTTTTCCATTACAGCTTTTGGATATACGC